TGAGAGTCCCAAGTATATCGTTACTGGATATTTGCATTATATTTAGATCACATAAATAAGGGATTACAAGGAGATCATCATGGCTGTCACATCTCCCGCGAACATGAAGGTGGATCAAGTAGAGTTGAAAACTCTGCTCGATAAGCTTATCATCAAGTACCGAAAACCAAATGTGAGTTTTGACGGCGGGAATCAGATCAAGGTTCTCGGCCCAACGCCTCGCCCTGCCCGTGTTGATATCCTCAAGGCTATCGCGGGCGTCTGTAACTCCATCAAGGGTGCATCAGGGGAATATCGTCCCGGTCAGAACAATCAACCAGGGGAAACTCGTTTCACGTCTCAGAAAAGCATCATAAAAATCATCGTCAAGCCTGGACTTGGTAAGCCCACGGTTGCTGAGATGCGACCAGCGGATATCAAGCCTGCTATCGTCAATGAATGGATGTCACCCAATCAAATGGTTAAGAATGTGTTGACCTACCTCAAGAATTATGACGGGTTGGGTGACACATTCAAAGCCAGAATAGCAAAGCTTCTGACAGATACAGAAAATGGTTCTACACTCACGGTGCAATTTGCACACGATGATAAGATCGGTGACAAGATTGAACCAGAATTCTTTGAAATTCTGACCGCAATAAAAATTGCCGTTCTTTTGAGAAAGAACGACCTCACCATGCGAAAGATCTTGGGAATTCCCAATGAACGAGATCTACGCAAAGCAAAAATAAAGGTCTTCATTCCCTCTAAGTCTAACACACCCCTCTTGGACTATGAGTTGAGCATTTCTGAGAATGACAGCAAGCCTGATGAGCATCCAATTCGCATTAGTGTGAAATCCTCTTTTGAGGGTGGTTCAAGTAATTCTGTGAAATTTCCTGATGTGTTTGACAGCACCCGAGAAGTGGACCAGTGGTACAAAGCTCTACCGCAGTCTATGAGGTTGACACAGGGAGGTCCACGGGAGACTGCCTATACAGCCATGGAAACCAAGGAAAAGTTTGCTGGTAAATTGTTCCTCTTTCCTCTCCGCACGGTGAACAATCTTATAGGCAACAAGCCTGTTGTTGATGTCATTCTTCGACGTTTCATTGCTCCTGTGAAGGGATTGAAGGACATTAAGTTTTTGAAGATCGTGTTGACAGAAACATACAAGCATTTTGGTTTATTGACACCTGCAACACTACTGTCTTCTGCCCCTATCAAGTTGAGTGCTGAAGTACAGAAGGAATTGCAGTTGTTCTTGAATGGCAACCTTGGAAAGCAGGGCGCAGCAGTAAAGGCAAACTTCACGGCAGGAAATTTAGGTGCCGTATGTGAGAAGATTCTCATTCAATGTGCTCGACCTGATAGCGAAACCAAACACAACTACTATTCGATGTTCTATGATCAGGTTCTACGCAAGCGTCGTATCGCCTATGCAGTGGCTCATATACACGGTACAACCATTCGTTATGGTTTCTATTCCATGGTCAATTTCGAAAAGGAATATAATTATTGGGTAGCACTCCGCACCAAGAACTATATGAACGTCACCAGCGAGACGTTGGGTATGGACGTAAAAGCAAAAACAGGATAAAAGGAATAAGATGCTTAGTCTTAAAAATCTCAATGAATCAAAAGAGGGTAAGAATCTTCACTTGGAGCACCTGGAGGATCAGGTGCTCAATCGTGGGCTTGCAGGCGCCCACGAAGCCCTTGAATTTTTATATTCACTGAAAGCTATGCTTTCGGGGCATGTTGAGAAGCCTATCAATGTCACGATAAAGTGGGACGGAGCGCCCGCGGTGATTTGTGGTATCAATCCAGAGAATGGAAAATTTTTCGTGGGCACCAAGGGTGTCTTCTCCAAGGCAGCTAAACTGAACTACACCGAAGCAGATATTCTCAAGAATCACGAGGGAGAAGGTTTGCGTAGCAAGCTTATTCTATGTCTACGATACTTGCCAAAACTCGGCATCAAGGGTATCTTGCAGGGCGACATGATGTTCTCGAAGGGTGACCTTCATACCCAGATTATTGCAGGGGAGAAGTATATCACATTCACCCCCAACACTATCACCTATGCCATTCCACTGAATCAGACGGCTCTTGCTCAATCAATCCTGAAAGCACAGATTGGTATTGTGTTCCACACTGAGTATCGTGGTAAGACCATGGCAACCCTGAAATCCTCATTCAACATCGATATAGGATATTTGACTCACTCTAAAGATGTCTGGTTCCGTGATGCCTCGTTGGTTGATCAATCGGGTACGGCAACCTTCACCGCCTCTGAAACAGAGCGCCTTGGTGCGCTATTGACACAAGCCTCGGTAGCCTTACGAGCAATCAATGGTAAGATCCTGAATCAGATTTCCTTGAATGAGACGTTCCGCGGTTGGGTCAAACAGTTCAATAACACAAAGGTCAGAGCGGGAACAGCCATTGATAACACAACGGCACATACCAATGACTTTATTCGTTGGTTGGATATAAAAATGACGGCATCCATTGGAGAAGCGAAGCAACCCGAAACCAAGCGCAAGCGTACCCAAGAGAAGACAACCATACTGGGATTCTTTCGAGATCACCGATCTGACTTGAAGCAAATTTTTGACTTGACAAACACCCTCGTCTATGCTAAACTTGTGATCGTTAATAAACTAGGGCAGGTTCAAGGTACTCAGACCTTCCTCAAGACAGGTGATGGATTTGTGGCAACCGCGCCGGAAGGGTTTGTGGCTGTTGATAGAATAGGAAATGCCGTGAAGCTTGTTGATCGTTTGCAATTTAGCCATGCAAATTTCAACATTGCGAAGAATTGGACCAAGTAAGAGGACTAAATATCAGCGTTGAGTAGATCAACTTTTGTTATGGAGTTACTATGAAAGACCTCGTGATCGGTGCTATTACAGGGTATAATTGGGATCAGATCAAACATTGGGTGAACTCCCTTGATCGTTCGGGATACACAGGCATCAAGTCTGTGCTTGCCTATAATGTTGATTATGACACCTTGGGAGAACTTGAAAAGCGTGGGTATTCGATCCTTGCCTTTTCCAAGGATGATGAAAATAGACGTGTCACATACCCAAACAAAGATTTTGCTATCGTGGTCGACCGCTTCCTTCATTACTACCTCATGCTGGACAATCCTGCTAACCGTGCAGGAATTCGCTATGTGGTAGCAACTGATGTTCGTGATGTGATTTTCCAGAAAAATCCTTCAGACTACCTTGATCATTCCTACCTCCGTTCTCATGAACTCGTCCTCTCCTCAGAAGGTATTGCTTACCAGCATGAACCTTGGGGAGCAAACAACCTTCTCAAATCCTTCGGTCCTCTCATGTACGAGCGTCACAAAGAGAACACCATTGTCAATGCGGGTGTGCTCGCCGGTCAATTCGATACCTTCATGGGTTTGAGTAAGACAATCTATCTTCTTTCACACGGCACAACACAACAAGTGCCTGGCGGTGGGGGACCAGACCAAGCAGCACTCAACCTTCTCATATCCACCGCAGTCTATGACCATATCACTGAAATCGCCACTCACGAAAAGACGTGGGCCGCACAACTGGGTACCATGATGGACCCCAGGAAGATTGATGCGTATCGCCCGTTCCTCACTGAAGCGTTACCCTCGTTTAACGCAGAGACCGGCATGGTGGTGAATCCAACTGGCACCCCTTACACAATCGTTCACCAATGGGACAGGGTTCCAGAAGTGGCAGAAGCAGTGGAAAGGTGTTACGCATGATTGAAGCAGAAATGCCTAGAGATTCTATGGAGCCTTCGCCAGCAACCAAGGCTCTGATGCTCACCCAGTCAAAAAAACTGAGGCGTATTCTCTTTGTGGTTCATCGCTATGGTTATTCTGGTGGCTCTGAGCAATACACAAAGGATATGGCAGAAGAGATGATGTCCCGCGGTCACTATGTCGTGGTGTTTGCAGGGGAGCACAAAGGTGACATGAATGGAATCATCGTCACCTCAGAACCCATGATCCTCAAGGACAAGTGGGATTTGATCGTGGTTCATGGCGGAGATGTTGGTGTCCAGAATTTTGTGTTGGAACGCGCCGAAGAACTCGGTGGTCCTGTACTCTATATGCTCATTCTACCTTCAAATTCACAGGTCTGTGTCGGTGCGCTCCATCGATCTGCTTATCTCGGATGCTCGACATTGGCTGATTGGAGACATGTTCAAGATTGGAAAGCGGGTGATCGTGCCGTGAGAGTCAGACATGGTATCAATAGGGCTTCCTCTGTTGGTCGACCGGGGTTCCGCAGCCTCTATGGGATCAACACCCCCTATATGTTCCTGTCCTCTGGTGGTTACTGGCCCAACAAAGCGTTTGGAGAATTGGTTGATACGTTCAATAAGGTTGGTCGTAAAGATGTCACCCTCGTTCTCACAGGATACGACAATCGGCACAACCTTATGCCAGAAGAGACAGAATTTGTGAAGCCTTTCCTGTTCGATAGCCGACAGGATATGCTTGACGCGCTCCTAGACGCCGACTTGTACATACTCAACAGCTACACAGAAGGCTTTGGATTGGTCTTGCTTGAGTCGATGCTCAACATGACACCATGGGTCGCTCGCGATATCGCCGGTGCTGAACTTATGCGCGAATATGGTTCGACCTATACCACACAAGGGGAATTGGAAGCGTATCTTCGTTCATTCAAGTCTATCAACGGAACCCACTTGCTTGAGGCACAGAAATATGTCATTTCTACACATCTTGTGAAGCATACTGTCAATGATATTCTGGTGGTCCTTGCATGATGACGTTTGGAATTATGACGATAGGGGACAATCTCACAAGGTTGTCAGAGGTCGTGCAATCGATCAAGGCTCTAGAAATTCCCAAGGTTGAGATCATCATTGCTGGCAGCTATAATGCTTCCTCAGATAGTTTGGATGGATTGGGGGCAAAGGTTATTCTTTCGAATGGTTGGTTGCCCAGGAAGAAGAATCTTGTAGCAAAGGTGGCAGAGAATGAAACACTCGTCTTGCTTCATGACTACTACCTCTTCAATCCAGAGTGGTACGAAGCCTACAGGAAATTTGGTGGTGGGTGGGATGTTTGTTCGAACCCCCAAATCCTTCTAAACGGCAAGCGTCATTTCACAGACTGGGTGCTGTGGGATCATCCAACACTTCCGCGGTATCATTCGTTGGACTATGACGTTTGGGATCAGACTAAATATCAGTATGTCAGTGGTGGTTATTTTCTTGTGATGCGAGACTTACTCAGAGCCAATCCTATCAATGAAGCAATGCCCCCAGGTTCACCCGAAGATGTTGAGTGGAGTTTGCGAATCAGGGACAAGGCAATCATCCGATGCAATCCAGGTGCATTCGTGAGACACAATAAGGCACACCGTGATAACACCTAAACCCACAAAAGAAGAGTGCCCAGATATCCACACTCGCACTCAACCATCATTAGTAATGTTCCTTCAGTGGTTTGCGCCAGTATGGGGACGAAGCGAATCTCAAGTGGGGAAAGCACAACATGAAAAATAAATTGGTTATTTTTGATTTGGACGGTGTGTTGATCGACAGTCGAATGCTGCATTTCGCCGCGCTCAATCAAGCGATTGAACAGATCTACCCCGCGGCCGTCATATCGTGGGAGGAACATCTTTCGAAGTATGATGGTTTGCCTACAACAAAGAAGCTTCTTCTCCTCACTGAGGAGAAGGGATTGCCAGCAACGTCCTATGATCAAATCTGGAAAGCGAAACAGCAACACACGATCCACCTCTATGAGGGTATCAAACCAAGTCCAGCTCTCCAAACGATTTTTCACCTTCTTCAAATGCAGGGTATCAGAATCGCTGTGGCGACCAATAGCATCCGACAGACACTCGTGTTGGCATTATGCCAGCTCGGCGTCATGCCACAAGTGAACTACTTTGTCAGTAATGAAGATGTCGGGAATCCGAAACCCTTTCCTGAAATGTATTGGAAGTGTATGGTCGCCATGAGGACGGACGTATACAACACCGTTATTGTTGAAGATAGTCACATCGGTAGGGAAGGTGCTCTGGCGTCAGGTGCCCACCTCATCCCAGTGTCAAACTCTTCAGATGTGACCATTGAACTTGGGGAGTCAATCGTAGACTACTTCAGGGGTGTGGTTCGGACCTCTGTTCCTTGGCGCGATAAGAAGTTGAATGTGGTTGTGCCTATGGCAGGTCACGGTTCACGCTTTGCTGTTGCTGGGTACACCTTCCCAAAACCTCTCATTGAGGTCAATGGACGCCCCATGATCCAAGTCGTGAAGGAAAGCCTCAATATTGATGCACACTACATATTCATAGTACAGAAGGATCATTATGAGAAATATCAGTTGCGCTACATGCTCAACATGATTTCCCCAGGGTGTGATATCGTACAGGTGGATGGTGTCACAGAGGGTGCAGCTTGCACGGTCCTGAAGGCTAAAGATTTGATCAATAACGAGAACCCGATTCTCATTGCCAATTCCGACCAATGTGTTGAGTGGAATTCGAATGAGTGTTTGTATGCGTTTTCGGCTGATGGTATTGCTGGGGGAATTATCACCTTCAAGTCTGTCCATCCCCAGTATTCTTTTGCCAAGGTAGATGACCAAGGATTTGTGAGTGAAGTTGCAGAGAAGAAAGTTATCTCTGATAATGCGACCGTTGGATTGTACTATTGGGCTCACGGTGCGGATTATGTGAATTGTGCCGAACAGATGATTCAAAAGAACATTCGCGTCAACAATGAATTCTATGTGTGCCCTGTGTATAATGAAGCCATTCAGAACGGTGCAAAGATTCGTGTAAAGAACGTCGAGAGAATGTGGTCACTGGGTACCCCAACGGACCTGGATTATTATTTGAGGAATCACACCACATGAGAATGGATAGGATTGAACGCTTCAAGAATGGGTGGATCATCGGTGACTTCGAACCTTCATTACTTCGAACCAAGGACTTTGAGATCTCCGTCATGCACCACAAGAAAGGTGCCTACATACCATTGCACTATCATCATCTCGTAGAAGAGATGAACGTGTTTGTGGTCGGCTCGATGACCTGCAATGGTCGTTTGTTAGTGCCTGGGGATATCTTTATTTTCGAGAAAGATGAAGTGAGTGATTGTGATGTCCACGAGGATACCACCATTGTTGTTGTGAAAGTCCCTTCCATAATAGGAGACAAATATAATGTTTGATCCATTTCGCGAATCCGTCGATCCAGAGAAATATCTCATTGTCACCTATCACATGTCCAGTACGATCAGCCTGAAGAAGGCGGCATACGATCTAGCCATTGGTCAGAGTATGGGGAATCCCAATGAGCGCAATTCATGGGAAACAGATGAGATGTTTGAACGACACTCGTGTTTGGTGTTGTCAACCACGCTGGAAGATGCCAAGGAGGGTTTCGTTGACATTGCATTCGCTGTTGAGAACACAGATTGGGATGGCGATGGCATTGCCCATTTGATGTGTCAGATTTCTGGTGGTCAAGCAGACATCGACCATATCACTCGTTCACGGGTCATCGACCTGAAAATTCCTCAGTCAGTACGCAAGCATTTCCATACCCCAAAATATGGTATCTCAGGGTTACGCGCATTCAATCAGCAATTCGATAAGCCATTTATGGGGGGAATTGTCAAGCCGAAAACGGGACTCTCTCCTGCGCGATTACTTGAGATGGTCAAGCAAATGGTTGACGGTGGTGTAGATTTCATCAAGGAAGACGAGATTCTATCGAACCCACAGTTCTGTAGTTTAGCTGATAGGGTACCCCTGATTTCCAACTACATTCAGAACTGTGGCAGAGCAGTCAAGTATTGCTTTTCAATCAACGGAGATCCTCATGTAATAGAAAGTCGCGTAAAATTCATTGCTTCTGAAGGTGGCAATGGAGTCCATATCAATTTTTGGAGTGGTCTTGGTGTGTATCATTCCATACGCCGACTTGACCTCCCTATATACCTACACTATCAGAAGAGTGGTGATAAGGCTATCACGCACCATGCTAATGCGTTTGGAATTAGCTGGTATGTGATGTGCCAATTGGCTGCACTTGCCGGCGTTGACTCCCTTCATGCGGGCATGTATGGCGGCTATCTATCCGATGAAGAAACACAACTCAATATTCTAATGAAAATGCTGCAAACAAACAATGTCATTCCAGGACTTTCCTGTGGTATGCACGCCGGCTTGGTCAACCATATTACCGAGCATGTGGGAAATGATTACTTGGCTAATACTGGTGGAGCAATACACGGACATCCGCGCGGCACGACCGCGGGATGCAAAGCTATGCGCCAAGCAATCGATCATACATATGGTACAGAGTATGATGAAGCAATCAAGAAGTGGGGTTTGATCAATGGATGATGTGTCAGTTTGGATTCTCACCTTCAATCGACCAGTAGCACTCAATCGTCTTGTGACAGGTCTGGGGCGTCAAGGCATTCGTTCGAATGTGATGTCCAACCATTCTGTTGTAGAATACACCGATGAGTCGAAGAGTTACTTGGATCGAACGGTAGTCAACAGCTTGAACACCGATGAGTCGAATTGCTGGAATGCGAGAAGTTGGAACAGTGTATTTCTGAAAGCCCTACAGAAGAGTGAGACCGCGGGTATTGCTTGCATACAAGATGATACCTTTGTCCATCCTGAGTTTGCCACCTGGCTGAGGGAATGGAGAAAGCAATATGATTTCATTTGGGGACCAGCGGGTGATCAGTTCTACTATCTCACTCTCGATGTCCTCAAGAAGTCTGGTTGGTGGGATGAGCGATTCTCCTCTCCGTATTGCGGGGATGCCGACTTCATGAAACGGGTATTCCATTCTGGGTATGACAGAACACGGATGAGTATCGAAGACACCCATGATTGGGGTCACATACACAATCCTATAGGGGTGAGGAGTGCTATTCGCACCGAGCTCCAGAGTAAGGCGTGTGATGCCAATTATGAGAATGTGCATTGGCACATGGAGAGAATCAAGACCCAGGAAAAGAATCGTGTCCTCTTGGGCGCCCAATCCTTTTTCAAGGAAAAATGGGGACATGTGCTCAATAACAATACACCAGTCACCACAACCTATCTTCCAAACATTGAAGAGATAGATTGGTACCCGTGGGCGACTACTAAGTATGGTATCACAGCTTATGATATCCGATACGAAAGGAGTATGCGTTGAGAACAAAAGATGAATTTTTTCAGCATGGGATGATGGATGAGTGGAACCGGGCCCGGGTCGAAGCGTTGACTGTTGCGCTAGGCGCAGGCTGGTTTCCAGGCAAGCGTGTCCTCGATGTGGGGTGTGGACATGGCAACAACGGTAGACTCATTGAGAAGTTGGGTGCTCAGGTCGCATTTACCGATGGTCGCCAATTCTTTGTGGACTTCCTCATAGGGGACGGATACGAAGCCTATCTTGTGG